ATTAAAATTTGTATTAATATAATTGTTATTAGTATCAATATGAATATTATTGGTGTCCGAACCCAAATAAATATTATTAGAGGTATCTATAGTTATTTTAGTTTCGTCATTAGATTGAATAAGTAATTCGCCTGCATTTAAAGTTGGTACTAATGGCAAATCTTCTGCTAGAAAAGAAACGAAATGATATTGACCACCAACACCTTGTCCAACAATAACTGGAGTCCCTTCATCTGGTAAGGTACCAATAAACAAACCATTATTGTAAAATAATGCATGAGGAGCTTGAACATCAATAGGTAAGTTTTGATTACCTTTAATGGCAGATGCGTTATTCAATTTAACTTTAAGCAAACCTCTATCAGGCAAGTACTTTACAATAGTACCTCGTTTAAGTAATCCGACTGATTCATCTAAAGAATGTATATTCACCATATTTAATATCCAGGATCGAATTCTTGCGTAGGAGTTTGTACGACCGATACCCAGCAATCTACTATATATGTGAATAAAGAAGTCCTAAGTGAATCTTGTTGAGAATTAGCAGATGGAGATGAAAGAGATGTAGTTGTACTTTTAGAATTAGCTAAATTTCTTGCTAAATCTATTGCCTTTTGTGATGGAGATTTTCTATCGGTTGTTTCATCTAAATTAACGACAGTTACTTTAATAGATTTTGATGGTAGCGCAGGAGGAGTCGTTCCCTGACTACCAGTATTTGCACTATTTAATCCTGGCAAGCTTTGCCCAGCTAGATAGGCTTGCACCGCATTAGCAAAACTTTGTAATTTGGAGTTGACAGAAGTTTTTTTATCATGATAAATTCTTAATTCTAAATTGGCAGTAGCATTATTTCCAACAGAATTATTAGCATTTATTTGATAGGCAGTAGTAAATAGAATATTATTCAAGACCTGTGCATTGGAAGCAGAAATTGCACCGGGTGGTGTTCCAGCACTAGCGCCTGTACTCAAAGACATATCATTGCTATTTGGATTTGTTGCTGAGCCTAATTGTACTACTCCTACACTTAATTCATTGCCCGAAGTATCTTGTCTTTGAACAGCCATTTCAGCCACATCTTTATTATTATACAATAGCTTACCAATAGTATCCATTACAGTTGGAATATACTCTCCCGGTGAATGACCATAAGTTAACTCTAAAGTAGTTGTAAAACTAGATGGAAAAGTAAAACTATGTTTAACAGAAGATACGTAAAATAATAGTCCTCTATCTTCTAAAAAGACAACTTCGCCAGGCTGCATGTATTCATTACCAACCATTGTGATCGAGCCTTTAAGAATTTCTTTACGGTTTCTGCTTAGCAACATAGTCGCATATGGTCCACATTGAGATACTGAATCACTTAAAAATGGAACTTGAACCGTGGCAGCATTTTTAAAACCATAATTTCTCCACATATCATAATCAATGGCTAAAGCTGTGGTCACACCATTACCACCACCAGGAAAAGAATTTAGACCAGGTGGAACACCATTAGGATTGAATGGGCTAATAATTCCTTGTACTTCTACTGAAGTCCATGGTGGAGCATTTTCACTGATACTGATATTCAAAATTTGACTTCTTCGAATAATATATCTAGAGCCAGAGCCAACGCCATAATCATCATAAGTCTCATCCTCGATCATATGTTCAAGAGTCTCTGGTACGTGCGAGTTACCATATTGTCCCGGTAGTTGTAGTGAGCTTCCTCCCGTACCACTGGTTAGTGTTTTAAATTCTTGAGCATTTACCAAAGCACTAGCAAGCAATTTGAGCGCCTGTTGTCTATTGGAAAGTTTATCTGATAGATCTTGTATGACTTTAAATATGTCAACTTGAACAACATTTGGTGGTTGAATATCGGTTATATTACCAGCAGTTTGCACTAAATAATCTGTATTAACTTTTTGGGCTGACTTGGTCTGAATTCTATTAACTAGTGTATTGATATAATTGCTACTCAAGACGTTAGGAGTTACATCAACTGGTAATCCATTAGTAGGAGTATTTTGAGCAGTGAGAGATTGTAATATGGCAGTATATCTTTGTGAATTATTTAAAACAGTTTTATTAGATGTTGCCTGATCGGTAATCTTGGTAAAATCTTGATTTTGATTTTGTTGACCAGGTTGTGATGCATCTACTATAGCTTTAAAATCAGTAATATTATCATCTGATGTTGAAATGAAATCAAATGATGAACCAGTACCACTGGCAGCAGTACTATTGATAAAAGTAGTGGAAGAAGCATCCGTGGTGTATCCTAAATAAGCACAGTCCAATCGTATCTGATCTTCTAGAATCTCAAGTCTAGTTCTCAGAGTATCTAATTTACTATCGAATAAATCATTTAGAAAATTAGGAAAAACTTGAATTTTAAGAACTTGTTTTAAATATAGCATTCTGTAAAAAACAGAACTTGGCATCTTATTATACTGTGGGGGTCTGACTCTAATATGACCTTGTGTATCTGCAAAGACTTCTAGATTAAGTAACTGTGCTGTTTTAGCAATTTTTTCTTTAACAGAGGTAAATTCATTATTATAAAGCTTAATGCCATCTGTTAATGCTTGGTTATAAGCCATGATATCAAAATCTTTGTCATAAGAATCATCAACAATGAAAAGATTCTTATCCTGATTAGATCTTACGTCGTAAGACATTCTTCTAGTAAGATAATTAATTTGTCTTCTTAAATCTCTTCTAAGATCGGCATTAGATATTGCGTCAGAACCTATTTTACTGGAGTCAATAAAATCAGATGCCTCTGTCGATGTATCATTCAATGCAGACTGATTAAAACTCATATTAGTTTGTGTAATCTGATTTTGAGTGCTAGTAATTTGTGTTTGTAATGTTTTTATTTGATCACTTAAGTTAGCAAATTGTGGAGTATCTTGATTATTAGTCGTTGACAATGCATTAACGGCACCCAACAACATTGCTTGTTGATTCAATTTTTGAAAATCTTGAATTTGTTTATTCAGAATAGAATTGTTATTAACAATAGTTGTTTGCTGACTAATAGCTTTAGCAAAAGAAGCTTCATCAATAACTAAACTTTTGAATGGAATAAAATTGCCCCATAAAGTATTATTAACAGCTATCTCACTACGAAGAGAATTAGTAAATGAATGTGCTGCATTTTGTTTACTCTGAGGATCAGTACCATAGTTACCCAAGTTTTGCGTTGATTTAAAATAGGTAGCAAAATTATAAGGTAATCCAGTAATAAGAAGTGATAAAACATTCATAACATCTTGACCAGCAAATGGTTCATTAAAGATATTAGGATTACCAACCTTACTTGGATCGTTCAAAAACAAATTACTTCCAAACTGTGTAAAAACTCCAATGCCTTCTTTCCAAGTATATACTAAACCGTCAGGTGCATAAAATGTTTTTATAAAACGACCAGTAACTGGATCCAAAGTTTTATCTTGAATTATATTCGGTTGTGTCAGCGGTTGTCCAGCATATCTACCTAGTTTATTTTTAACCAAACTAAATATAATTTGATTCTCTTGTAATAGTGTTGGAGTATCATCTTTAGATGAACTATTGATTGTATCAAAATTACTTTCAAACGGTGTTAGTGGATCAAAAAATGAACCATTAAAAGCATCAACGCCCGGCTTAAAATTAATTTTGCCCTGCTCAAAATAATAGGTATTATCTTTACCCAATACTTCAACAGAGAATTTTCCATCTGACCAATTATCAGGTGCTGATTCTACTAGTCCAGCGAAAACATGAACACCCTCTTTTTCAGTTACAAATTGATCTCTAACTAAACTCCATAAAAAGTTAGGAAAATCTGATCCTACATAAGCTGCCTTTTCTACTTGGAATGGTATATTTCCAGATGGATTAAATAACGTACTAATTGAATTAGCAGCATTAGCAATTGAATTATTTAAATTCTGAAGTGTACCAAGTCCAGAAAACATGTCCTGTAAACCAGACATTACTTTACTATCATATCTACTTTTGGAGCTAATATAAATATGAACTACATCCATTGGTTGAATAATAAGTTTACCTGAAAATTGAAATCTTAATTTTCGACGGGTATAATTAGTAAGTTCATTTTGTGTTTGAAAATTAGTCTGCGCATTTTGATCTTGTTGTACTTTACTAAAAATAGTGCTAATTATTCTGCTAAATAAAGATAGCTCAGCCGAATTCAAACCACTAGGTCCTAGCTGTGATCCATTAAAATAATAGGCGGGAGGAACTGTTACTGAAAACAAAGAGTGAATAAATGGAATCTGAACACCCAGCTTATCCATAACGGCAATCACAGGCACATTAGATAAAATAGTAGACTGTGGTTGAAAAGTAAGTGTACTAACATTGCGAGCAGTTCTTAATTGATTTAACTCTGTAGTTAGTTGACTAATAAGATCTGCTAACGTTTGCTCTAATAGTTCAAATCCTTTATTATTATAATACATATTAGTAGCATCACTAATTGCTTTTTCGATATCCCATTCAGTAATTAGCATCGCCTCATATGGATCTGAAATAAAAAGTGAAAAATTGCCCGCTGAATTAATGTCGGTCGTAACTGTAGTATTAAAGCTTTTAAAATTGGTTATCTCAATTGTTCCAGTGCCTTTACCGAATTGAAATGGATTGATACTATCACTGATCCAAGTAGTAGTTTGATTGGTAGTGCTGAATCCATAGGCTCTTCTCAATCTATCTACTACGGCAGTGAAAGCGCTGGTGTTGCTATTTAGTTGTCCACCGACTCCAAACCCACCTAATGATGAACTTCCAGAGGATGCATTTAATTGATCTGTTAATCCAATGATGATTGGAATGATTTGATTGGGAACACTACCGATAATGGAAGAGATTCTTTCTATTTTAGACAATCTTTCTAATGCTGCGATTTGAGCGCACTTATTTTGAAACAAAACCTTCATGGTTTTATAATATAATTTTTCATTTGCATTCATGTAATCTGGTCTGTAATTATCAGACACCGAAGAAAACATTTTCTTTTTTATAAAAATAGTAGCATTAGGTTCTTGAAATAAAACTTCAAATTGCTTAGGAGAAGTTGTATACGGATCATTTCTAAGATAGCCTTCTTCTACATATCTTCTTTCTGTACTTGGATCAAATTGCGGAACGAGACTTCCCAATAAACCAGCCGGAGTTGGTTTACCATATTTTTGACTAATACCATTAACACTGTGATTAGAGTTATCCTCTAAAGAGTATTGATTATTGAGTTGAGAGCTTAATGCTCCTAAAAAATTGGTCATGCTTAAGTTCCTGGAACCACGTATCCTGAGAAAGAGTTAGGAGTAGTATATGAAGATGGTGCGTCTGGACTCTTGGAAAATGGAAAGTAGTTGGTTCTGTATCCTCTTCTTTGAGTTGCCGTGAAAGTTATTTGATATCCTATCAAAAAATCATTAGCTTGTTCGTTGACTGTCATATTTTCAAAAAAGCCTCGATAAACCCAACCACCATAATACATTTCTACCGTAAAAGCTAATTGTGCTAATGTTGGGATATTTTTTGCAGCTAGAGTATTAAGTGGAGAGTCTACTCCTAATATACCACCTAATAAACCGCCTGCGGCTGATTGAATCGCGGGATTACCACTGACTAAACTAGCCGCACCATTTATTAGATTATGACTAATATCATCACTATAATTATTTCCTGCCAATGATAAACCTAATGGATCAAAAGCTAATTGCTCAGCTCTATACATTTCATATAAAACATTGATTCCCTCAATACCTGAACTACCAGTAGTTCCAGCAATATCAAGAGTTGTTAAATCCTCTCCCCAATATTGCAAAGTAAATCCGCCTTTAGTTTTTTCTTTAGTTATTAGTTTTTTATGTCTATATGTAATAGAACTGGGATTGACATACATATTAACAACACCAAATTGAGGAATAAACCAACTAATAATATTCCTTTTCATTTTGGAATCTAAATTAGGTGGAACATTATTATATGGCAATCCATTATTAGTGCCACTTTGAACAGCAGTTAACGAATTCAAAGTATTAGCAACTTTACCTGCCGTTGAAACAACTTTATTAGCAGCATTGGTAACGGTATTGGCTGCATTAACAATTTTTCCTATAGGTGAAGTCATTAGATTTCCTTATGGTGTTGGTACTGGTGCAATTGAATGGCTTTGAGGAGAATCCTCGACTTTCACTGTAACATATATTTTAGCACCAGATGGACCTTCCTTCGTAACATGTACCGTTGGAGCTGGCGCTGGTTGAGAGGTAGTCGTTGCAACCTCTCCTGGTCGTCTCGTAGGGGCTGTAGAAGGTGCCGACGCAGCGACTGGCGCTCTAGGAGCTTCGGCTAATTTAGAGCCTGCCGTCGTGGCTGTGGAACTTCCAAAATTGGGATCATCTGGGTCTAGTGAAGGATCGCCTGGTAGTTTAAATGTTTTAGCTTTTGGAGGTGTAGGAACAGTTTTAACCTCTGCTGGTACTGCACCCGGAGCACCAGGCGCTGAAGCAGCAGTTTTTGGTTTTGAAGCACTAAAATGTTCATTATCTCTTAATTTTGTTTTATTAGTTTCAGCTTGCTTCATATCGGACAGCATCATATCAATATTAAAATCTTTACCACCCATTTTGCCAAGAGTTCCACCGCTTATCATCTTTTTTTCTTGATTATATTGCTGAGCAGCATCTTTATTTTTTGCAGCATCTTTTGCATCAACAATGGTCCCAAATTTATTTTTAATTACTTCAAGCATCTTTTCAGCTTCATTTGCAAACTGATCTTGAGTAACGCCTCCCATTTCTTTTGGAGCCATAGGAGTAGTAGATGATACAGCAGTTCGTCCGGGTGATAAAGGAACGGCAATTGGGGTAGCAGTACCTCTAGGGGTCAAAGGAGTAGTAGTTGATGTTTGAACACCAGCAGTACCTCTAGGAGCTTGAGGGGCACCAGGGGCATAAGCCGCGGTACCTCTTGGTGCAGTTGGTGTTTGAGTGGCAGCAGCGGTGGCAACTGATTTTGTAATTTCAGTTTTTTGGATAGCCTCTTTAACTAATCTGGTAACTGCACTCTCATCTTTATTAAGTTGAGCTAATGCTTTATCTTTTTCTGCCTGTGGCTTACTGGACCCAGCAATTTCTTGTTTCTTTTGAGCAATAGCTTTTTCAATATCGGCACCAGTATCAGTAATTTTTTTGGAACTACCACTATTAATAGCATCTTTAAAATTATCGGTAAAAGCTGATACAGAGGTTGGAAGTTGCTTAACAAGTGTTCCAACATCTCTTATTGAATTAGAAATTACTTCGGCAGTTCTATCTACCATTTGCGTTTGACCAGCAAGACGTTCCGTGTGCGAGCCACCGGCTTGAGTATGTACTCTAGCATTGTCTAGCATATCTTGTCTTGATTTCATTACATCCGGATGGAGAGCGTCTTGATTATCAGCTTGGGCATTTCCTGAACGAGCAGTCATTCCCCTTTGAACCACACTAAGATTAGTAATGCTAGTATTTCTAGCAATTTGATCCGCATTAGCATTGATATCTGTTAATTTAGTGCGAGACAATTCTTGAATCTGAGTCCCTTTTTCTAAAGCATCTTGTAGTCCTTTTGTTTCTAAACCCATTCCGGTACCACCTTCTGCCATGGCAGCTCCAGCAGCTTTGAAGGTTGTTCCACCTTTCATCGCTTCTAGCATACGAGCGGCGTCTTCATCAGTTTTGACCATAGATCCTAATGGACCTTGTTGTAATAACATTTTTTGTTCGGTGTATTTTCTAGCAGCGGATTCACTTTGGGCAGCCTGATCTTGAGTAACAATTTCTCCTCCAAATTGTTTCTTCATAGCTTCCATCATCTTTTTTTGAACGCCAGCTATATCTCCTTTTCTTAGCATCTGTTCAATTTGTACACCACCCATTAATCCACCAGGACCGCCAGTTTGAGCAGATAGAAAAGCTTTTTGAGCAATACTTAATCCGCTCATGGCATTGGTCATTTCACCAACAACTGCAATAGCATGTTGTCCAGTCATACCTGTACCTTTTAGAGATTCAACATAATCTTTGTTGATGGCAGCTAATCCTTCAGACATTTTACCGGCAGCAGCGCCTGCATTAGCAAATCTTCCAAATGTATCCGCAGATTTAATTAATTGTTCACGAACATCACCTAATTCTATTCCAAATTTCTCTGCTAATTCACCAAATCGTGCTGTAAATGTTAAAGCAGAAGTTCCAGTCAAACCGTAATCAACTAGAGCTTTCTTCAAAGTTCCAGCCATTTGTTCCATGCTATATCCGCCTGCGGCTGCTAATTTCATTACAGCAGTCAAATTACTCGTTTTGGAGCCAGCTTCAGCACTAGCTTGTACGGTTGCATTTAATGCTCCAGGTATTTTGCCAAGCATAATGTAATAATCATTTACTTGTTTAGCGGTTGCGCCTGTAGCTGCTTCAGTATCATTCATCATCTCCGTTTGAGATAATAACAAAGAATTCATTCCGCCCAGGCTATCACCAGCTTTTTTATATAAATCATGCAAATTGCCAGTTTGAGCAGACAACTGTATAAAAGCATTTTGTAATTTTAATCCATTGTCAGCACTATCTAATATGTTTTTCGCTATTTTTTCTATAGCTGCAATTGGTTCTGTAAATGCTTTTTTTAATATATCCGGAGCAGCGCCACTAGCCTGTAATAAACTAATTAAACCTGAACGCATTTCCCCTAAAGCAGTATCATTAGATAACAGAGAGCTATTCATCTCTTGTAGTTGATTATTAAATGTATTGAGCGTACTGGTATCAATTCCAGCTAATCCACTAAAAGAATCTTTAGCCTTAATAACTCCAGCAGCTAATAATCCAAATTGTTCAGCATGATGAGAAGTAATGTCTCCCATTTTTGACAGACTAGTCCCCGCCCCAACAGCAAAATTACTTAATTGTGCCAATTCTAAATTGGCTTTATCCATAGCCGTGTGTAAAAACCCAATAGCTTCAGTAGTAATATTACTAATAGATGCAAATTCTTGCAAATTAGCCGTACTTTGAGTAATATTAGATGTATCTAATACTGGTACCGTGGGCGTGGTTGGTGGTGTTGGGGGAGTGGGATCTACCATTTATTAATCCTGTTTAAGTGTTCTTCGGCGTCTTCGTCTTCCATTGGTAGCAGGCTCGACTTGCTTAAGAGCTTCTAACATCTTTAAACTTCCTTCTTTAACTATCTGACTCGATTCTTCAAATTCTTCCTCTGTAGAAGCATGGACATTGCCACCAGTACCCAAAATATCTTGTACGGCTTCTGGGTTCCAAAAAGAGGCTAATAGATATGCGTGATTTTTAGCTAGATCGGCTTGTTCTTCTTTGTCGCCTAACCATTGATTAAACATCCACATTTTTTGAACCGGATCCATATCTGTTATGAGTGGATCATCCATCTTTACTTGGTAAATCTTACAAAGTTCCCAAATGAATCGATGTTCCGGTTCATATATTATTTTTTTAAATCTTCTACTACCTCCTGAGCAGTTGCATCATCTTTAATTGCAAATTTACCCTGAGCATCTTTAACTAATAAAGAATACTCATCGAATAACCTATTGGATAATTGTTCATCTAAATTATCTATCATATCTAGCCTGGCTTCTAAAGTATCTGCACCACAAAAACTAACTACATCAACTCCCGCAACTTGTACTAGAGAACGAGCTAATAATTGTCTTCTAATTTCGAATGGTGATTGAACTGTATTATCAAACTCTGCCGCTGCCATAATGGCTTCTCTCATCTCTTTAGAACGTAGAGTTTGTAAAATGAAAATATTACCACCCAATAAATCAACTTCTCGTTGAGTGCGAGTCATGCCAATAAGCATTTCAATTCTTTTTTTAGCACCTTCATTGAGGCGCTCTCGTCCACGAAGCTTGGCGTCCTTTAATGCTCTAGCTTCTCTAATCTCATTTTCAACATCAGATGGTCTCTCCATAGGTCTTTCTACGTGATTATAATCCAATGATTGTTGTTGATCTAAACGATTTTGAAAATTATTAATCTCACTCATATTTGGTATGGCATCTATTTGACGACGACGCAAAGGCGGGGGCGGGGAAGCAGTTTGTTCATCATAACGATGCTGACTTTCATCAGGAACATTGAATTCCTGTAAAGGTTGACTAGCAAATGTTCTACTACCAATTGGACTATCTACATTAAATTTAGGCATCTTTAACTCCACATAAAAGAAATATCCCGCAACTGATTATGTATATATCAATTGCAGGATATTTATGTCTTATTAAAGGCTTAAACTAATTGATTAGAATAAGTTACCAGCAGCACCGATATCAATAAGTCCAGATGCATCAAGTGAACCACCTTGACCATTAGAGCCTGTATCAGCAAGTTGTTCGATATTGACAATGCCATTTCCACTGTTAATAGTAACAATACCATTAAGACCGGCACCCATGTGTTGAACACCGATTTCACCACCCTGAGAAACTGGGTTATTAGAACCGTTATTAAGAACGCTGAAGATTCTTTCTGCTTCCCAAGTCATAATATCAGTAATGACCCAATCATTAGATGCATAAGTATAATCAAGACCGCTAATCCAAACCTGCTTGATAACAGTAGAAATTTGGTTTCCGGTTGCTGCCTTCTGTTTATCTAAAATGACAATATCAAAGGGATAAACTTGAGACGCAGCATGAACGAAACCTCTACTGAAAGCTTCAGTGATTCTTAAGCGATCAAATCTAACTCTCTGGCAAGTTCCAGTGATGTTAGTAGATTGATGTGGTACTGAATCGATATGACCATCTGTACCAACTTCATCAATTTGCTTGATTGCTCTAGCTTCTTTTATTGCCATGGATTGGATAGCACCGACGGCGCGATCATTGACCATGATAATAATATTTGTTGAAATTGCCGTACTGGTCTTATTAACCGCACTACCGGCAACTGTTAATGTAGACCCTGTATTTGGTGCATTAGCCATTTATATCTCCCTAATTATAGTTGACCCAAACTTACTGTGATGTAGATGAAGTTGACTGGGTAGGTTGGCTGTACATTTACTGTAACGTTCCATTGTCTTGGATCTACACTGTCTCTTGCGACTGACAAATTTGCATAAGCGCTGATTAATCCTTGGGATACCAAAGAGTTCAACAAGATAACACCACGAGTATTTAAAATAGCTGGTGTATTAGCTGTTTCTGGTTGACCGATAAATCCAGCATAACCGGCTCTCAAAGTCTTAGCGACTCTATCACGAATGAAGACGATAGAAATTTCTTGTTCCTCTGGGAAACCACTTTGAGAAGTTGTAATTCCCCATACCACGCTACCACCACCAGCGACTGGTTGTAATGTCGTGACTCCAGACGCAGCTAATTGCTGTAAAGTCTGTGGAGAGAATTGCTTGTTAGCTAAGATAGTAAATCCGCCCAAAACTTTGTTGGTTAGAGGATTCTGAAGAATTGCATCAGCAGCTTCGTAACCTGCGGCAGCAGCGGCGATATAGAAACCATCAATTAAGACGTTGCTAGTACCTGCTTGTACCACAATTTGATCTGGATAGAAATAAACACATCTGTAAGTATTACCAAAAGCATCTGGAACTGAGTAGTTAGCCAAGTCTTCAACGTTACCTGCCAAAATATCAGTAACTGTTTCTCCTTGGATACCCTCTAGGACACCGATGTTCTCTACGGCTGCCAAAGTAGTTCCAGACAAATTATCTGGAGTTAATCCTTGGATAGCTCCTATGAACAATATTCTTTCTTTTCTGTTAAGAATGCTGCTCATTGTTTGACAGTGATGCAAGGCATTTTGGAAAATAACTGAGATTGTTTGGCTTGGAAGAGGAACAACAATGTCACAGTTAACAGCTTCTAGAGAAGCAAGGGCATTAATCCATCCTGCGTCGAAGAAGGCAGCATCTCTTTGATCAACTAAAGTAATTCTTAAACCATTGCCATTTGGAACAACGTTATGGTTGATAACAATGTAATTACTAACTCCACTTGGATCTAGAACTTCGAATTCAAGATCACTTTCAATTACAAGTGCTTTTCTAATAGTAATTTCAAAACCAGAAACTGCGATGATATCATATAAACCATTGTTGCCAACTGGTTGAAGATTACCCTCTGCATCTGACATTCCAGCTTTAGTCGAACCATTGATTTGTAATCTTTGACCAACTACTGTTGGGCTGAGAGTTGCAAAATCAATGGTACCGCTGGTAAGTGTTGCAGTTCCAGTTGTAGGTCCTGAAGTAACTAAAACGCCGTCTGTAGCTGAACCACCAACCATTGGAAGTCCAGTTAATGGATTGATAACTTCAAACGCGACACTGGTTTCATTGATAAAATCGGATAAATAAGTCTGGTTAAAAAATAGAGAACCAGAAATAAGATCTCCGTTTGCTACAATGTATAGAGAGCCGTTTGTAACAGCCGTGACATCAAACAAACCAAAGTTAGCAGAGTTGACAGAGTTGATAATTTTAACTACTTTACCAACATAGCTAGAATCAAAAGTTACAGAAGTAGATTTAAATACACCTTGATTATAGAATGCTTGATTACGACCAATGTATCCGTCAAAACCATAGTTTAAATCTTCGAAACTTTGTGTAACAGTATAGAAGTATGAGTATCCACTAGGTGCCATTGCGTTACTAGTAATAAATTCAGTAGTGGTTGGTTGTCCGGCAAGATCTAAAGTGTAGAAAGCTTGTTGGTTTGGAAGAATTTGAGTTTCTACGTTAGTACTATTGTTAGTAACGAAGAAATGAATTGGGGCTCCAAAATCTGGAGTAACACCAATTGGTAGTGGAAAAATAAAATCATCATTGTCTAGTGACATTGAGTTAACACTTGGAGACAAAGTGAAAGAAGTTCTGCGTGGTAGTGGAGGAGCAGCTTGAACACATAATACGTTTGGAGCATTGTTAGCAAAAGCAAGCTGACAACCTAAAGATAATTCGTTATCAGTTCCTGGAAAACCGAATTGATTTATAACTGGTCCTAATCCTTGTAGAAGAACTGGAGAATTTAAATTGGCAACTGGAATTTCAGTAGCAGTCAAAGAATCACTTCTAACCAAAACACCACTGGCAACAATAACAGTAAAGGCATCGCCTTGTTGAAATGGAACAGTAGCATATCCATCGCTGATAGAAAAACTAAGGATACCGTTAGAAACAGTGGTTCCGTTAGATACCCAAATAATTGGATTACCATTAGCATCTAATAAAGCACCAGACACAGAACCGTATGCCAAGAAGGAAGCGGTACTGGCAATTGGTTGATTCATTGGGTTTCTTTGAACAGTAGAGCATCTAATCGTCCAAATTTCTGGTGGAGCATTTAGATCAACTAAAGTTAAATTGCTGATGGTACCAGTACCAACATTAGAGTTAAGTGGTTCATAGAAAGCGCCACCTTGATCTTTAAGATGAGCGGCTTGAAGTAAAAGATGTCCAGAAGTAATATCTAAAACATAATCATATTTGAAACTGAAAATACCGCCTGTTGGAATTAATTCTTCTAAACCAACTAATGGAATACCGTTCTTGAAAATAGTGGTACGATTAGAAACTAGAGGATAATTAACAAGTTGAAAGTGTCTGCCATCAGCACCAGCAGTCGTTGTAAAAGTTGGATCTAAACCGTCTTTACCACCACCAATTGCGGTGGATACGATAGTTTCAGAAGTAGAACCTTCACCGATTATCGCGGCTATACGTGATCCACCAGGAACGTTTACCCCACGTGATACGGTAACCACGTCTGTATAAGATCCTGGTAGTGCATTTGTTGCGCCTGGTATATTTGGCATATTAATTCCTTCTCACTCAGTTTTGTAGATTGTATCACTAAAATGTATTAATATTCCTATTTCCTGTGATATATTAATGTATTTTATTGACAGTCTTAATTGTTCAAACTTTTCCAATTTAGGCATTCCAAATCTCATTTAATTACATATTTAGTAGCATATCTGTAAGACTAACTTCTGTATTAATGGCAAGATTAACTGGAACTGGATAATTTGGATTTGAGACATTTGTGAAATTGACAGCAAGAAATATAGCTTCTACAGTATTCCCGACTGGTATTTCTCTTCTCCATTCAGTTCTTATATCTAATGTTAGACTTTGCCTAAATAATTTATCATTTCTGTCATCTGTCTCAGATGGAGGTCCGATTGTAACTGGTTTAACAATGACTCCTACGTCATGTAAAGTATCAAATGTTATTTCTGTAAAGCACATGGCGACCGTTTCCACTAAATCATCTCTAGATCTCAAACTTCTCGTCATGACATCAATAATTATACTGCCTTCCCAAACTCCAGCCGTAAATAAAGCGGTTGGTTTGTGAACTATACTTTGATGACCATAACCATCTTCATAAACAATATCAGTGTATTGAACACCACCTTGATCTCTGTTTATAGAAATAGGCACATACTTGCTTCCACCATTCTTAACTAGAATGGCAGGATAATAAATTCCATCATATCGATAATTTTCACCAATAAATAGTCTGGTTGATAGAAGAGTATTAGAAGTAGCTGTTGAACCGATACCACCTACCGGAATATCAGCTCCTGGAGGTAAATCAGTATGATCAGTAGTATTAGCAAAACCCCATTGATCTCTAGAGTAATGATAATAATCATCTTTAGAAAAAAGATCTCTTAGGGTAGCAATAATTATTTCTTTAGGATAAACCAACATTGAAGCTTGAATGATATTGTAAATACCGAAGATATCAGATTTGAAAAAATTATTGGTAGACATATTATTTTACCATCTAAATTTAACTAAAAGGGGTGAGTAAGCCACTGTGGCAGTTGAAGAGGAAGCAGCATTAAAATCACCTGATACAGTTACGTCCAAACTTATATTTTGACCAGAAACCCATATTGGACTTAAAGCGGTCAAATCTGTGAACATATAAGAGGTAGTTGTGTGCAGTGTATTAGCTGCACCTGAAGAGGCAATTGATAAAACGTTGCTGGCTGCGGCTGCACTACCAGTGTTATAGCTGGTACCGACGTTATCAGCTAAAGATCCTGCAAAGCTACCTACCGTGAAGATGGCAGTTTTTTGTAGATTCAATGTATAACCAGCAGTAGCAGGAGTGCTAGTATTTAGAGTAGCTCCAGCAGAAAATAAACTTAATCCCATAACAGAGTATAACAATGTAACACCATTAGGAATATACTTAGAGATATTTCCAGTTACCGAAACTAATAATGGATTGGCGGCTGTTGCAACAGAATACTGAGTTATAGCGTCTACTGATTGACCTGTAGTAGGTATCGCTAAAGCAGTAGAGTCATTATTTAACTCAGAAATTGGAATAGAAATGTAACTAGTTTGATTTTTATTTCCATTATAAATCCATCCGCTTGGAATATTTAAACCAACTGCTTCATTAGTATTAGCCACATCGATATATGGACTATCAAAAGTATTGCCAGTAATCATGACAGAGTTAGTGGCACTTGTTTGTCCAGTAATATACGATTGAACAGCTTGCCCAGCCCTATTCAAATTGTTGCCAGTTACCGTCATAGTTCCAACAGACCACAAATAAATCATCGGTCCTGGAATCGTTGCACTCAAAATTCCGATTACAGTATTACCAGTAATTTGAGCATTAGTAAAACATACAATGCCAGCAACATAATAGAAAGTAGTCTTACTTCCATTGGTTTCAGTTAATGGTTTTTGAGTTATTATATTGTTGCTAATTATATTTTGGGTAAAAGTAGCTGCTGATTTTTCTCTTCTAAGTAAAATTCCAACATTGCTTGGAGTGATACCAGTGTTTCCAGTATCAGTATAGTTAGTTAAATAAATAGGATCGAATGGAGATACCTTATTGTACGAAATGATCACACCATCATTAGAGGTTCCATCATACCCAGAACTACCCACCTGAATCCAGTTAGCCGTATTGTTTATAATAGATACCGCTCCCGTTGGGACTTGGACCCAATCAGTTGGTGAAGTAACATAAGCTGGAAAACCAGTCGAATCAAATGGAATATAACTTCCAACGGAATCTAAATTAGTGATCAATTTACAAGTATTTTGACTTATAATTAGATGATCTTTTTTATCTCGCACGAAATTATTATTTGCTGGATCAGAATTAATAACGTGAGACTCTTCAGTTCCCGCTGTAATAAATCCAATGGTACCACATGTGTTTCCATTAATACGACAGTTAGTTGCTACCAACATACTTCCTGCCATTGGACTACCAAGATTTCTTAGTGCTGATACTAAAATAATTTGATCATTATTACATAAATTATTATCTACAATCACATTAACTAATTTTGGAAATGCTGGATAGGTGCCAACGGTACCAGTCAACGTAGATGTAAAAGCAACCGCAGCTCTAATATCATTGCTAGTTGTCTGAGAAATGAATTGATTGTTAGCAATTATTACATCCTGCAAAATAGAAACGTAAGCCGTAAGTTGAAAACTAATCAATGGATAGTGATCTGGAAGAGTCGTAGTAAAAATACAATCTCTTATAATAACATTCAATAAATTACTTGTTACGTTGGCGTACATTAATCCTGAATTGGCATTAACTAAATCGTTAGTAGAATACGTGCCCGTACCGACCGGATTAGCTGAGTAAACAAAAGAACAACCATGGAAAGTATCAAATGAGCCGATGTTGAATCCTTGAGTTACGGTAACATTTGAAGTAGTATCTCTCATGGTGCTTTGAGAAGTTGTAAGGATACCACCAACATTCAAAGTGGCATTTTCTATATTCACTGTATTTAAAACTGATGGTTTTGTAAAGTTAATTGTAGAATCATTAATTGAAGATGTATTTAAAGTAGTGGAAGCATTAAATGTTATAACTGAAGAATTGGTAACGCTGACATTAGTAAAAGAAGTGACTCCACCAAATGTAATATTAGAGTTAGTAATATCAAAGTTGCTGAACGAAGGGGCGCCGCTAACATCAACAACCGAACTAGAATTAGAGATGAATCCCTCTACTAAGACTGGAGTGCCAGTGAAAGTAATAATACAGTTATCAAAAGTAACATTACTAGTGGTTAATGTAGATGAAAATAGAATCGTCAAATTACTAAAACTGACGTTTGATATGTTCATTGGTCCAGAAAATGTAAGAAGAGCTGAGTCAGAAATTCCAGTAATAGTAAGTGGAAAGTTTAATCCAGGATCATTAGGAATTGTATATGGACCCTTAACTAACAAGGTGTCCTGATATTCACTGTTGAACTTTAACCAATACAACGCAGTTGCTAAAGATTTAAAGTTTCCTTGTGAACTATCATTGGTTAAAATGGCTGGTGTATTAGAGTCAGAGTCATTAACATATCTTCTGACATCACGTAAAGTTAAACTGACACTTGATCCAGAAACCGATGATGAAACGATATACAAAACAGTTAAATCTTTTCTATCATTAAGAATAGAAGAGAAGGTATCAGAATCTACTTGATATGATACAGTTGAAACAGTATTGAGTACCGTTACTATTCTGTTACTAGCATGGTTAGGTGTGTTGGCAACGTTATCATAATCTGTTAATACAATGGTTTCTAATTCACCCGCATCATTGACACATAGTACCCAGTTGATTGGATAGGCAACAGAGCTAAAAATCTCATAAACTGTTGGAATTGTAAATGTTTGATTGTTGACACTTATTAATTTACCATTAACCAAAACAACGCCACCCGTTAAATATATTTGTGCGCCATTGGGATTTGGATTCGAACCATTGTATGCTAAATCAATACCTCGTATTACACCGTTAAAATGTAACAATCTTTCGGGAGCAGAAATATAATTCAAAGCCGAACTAGATAATTCTTCTTCACTAATGTTACCGAATTGTCTTTGATCAGTGATGTAATTAACTACATTAGAAGAATCGTTTACTTGACAAGACGCCAATAACATTAATTCTTCATCAAGAGATAGGCTTGGAAATAGTTGAAAATCTATTGATTGATTAGTAAAGCTAGAAATAGCTCCTACGAAATCGAATAAGATATCAATATAGTCAATGTTACTCTCATCAAAGAAGCGAGTTATTTGACCTTGTTTGCCAGTAATAATCGGTCCCTGATTAGTAAAGGTCGTTCCTAAATCTGATAGATTAGACAAATATCCAGTGAACAATCCAGTTGCATTATTAAAGCTAGAAATAGTAAGAGATATTTTGGTCACTGAACCATGAACATATCCTCTCAACTTAGGAGAGACCTCAATAATATTTAGTTTAGCTAATTCAGAGTAGGTATGCAATACGGAGTCATTAACAGTAACTGGACTACTACCAGAAATAATTATTCTAGCTCTTTCGTGAGTGAAAGTATTAGAATTACCATCTGCTAAAACTTCAAAGTATCTTTTGAATGGGGAGACAGCAACGAAATCTGTAGCACTTTCAGTATTGAATCCTACTGAGTCAGAGTTGAAATAAATAGCAACTTGCGTTCCAACAATCGACGTTATCGCTGGCGAAGATCCAACAGCGTGAACAGCATCATACACCGTAATAAAAGTAGTTGGAGTAGGGGAAGAGACGAAAGTGATAGACTGTATAATGAATCTACCTTCATCTACAAAATTACCGGTTCCCAATGATTGAATCACTAAAGTTTTTCCAACCTTTAAATCAGAGGAAGCTAAATCTAATGGAATACTATAAGTATTTTGAACTCTACCAGTTGGAGATGGTACAATTGTTTGTGAGCTGATAGTACCAACCCAGTAGCCGTCACCATATCCATCAAGAGCTTGACCAATTTGTATATTCAATCTTTCAAGTTCGATACCATTGATGTAATAGTTATTTCTTTTGAGCGGAGCAAATAACAAAGTGGAGTTAACGGCAGCTTGAGCAGAACCGTATCCAGCTACTCCCATGTAGGGTGGCGACGCAATGTTAGCATTAAATAATCCGAATCCAAGTGGATCGGATGGCGTTAAAGCACCAGCAGCAAAGACATCAACTACGTTATTGGTGAAAGCTGCATGAGTGGCGAGTTGATCGAAAACACCTTCAGGAGTAACACATGCACTTAAAATAGAGAAACTGGCATTATTGTAAGAATCTGCCAACATGATACCAAATTCACCACCGTAAGAAAAAGCAATGAAGCGGTAGTTGTAGCCAGCAGTTCTCAATGCATTATTAGTATTTTCAACGATTCCATCTAGCGTATAACTACCAGGAGAGGCTCCTTTATTTCCAGTTACATCGATAGCTGGTAAAATAACGTATCCATCTTGAGGTATGCCGTCTGGGTATAAAGCTAAATACAAATTATAATGAGTGGAATCAAATTGCTCACTATCAAAATCCAAACCTAATGCTTGGGCACCACGTGGAGAGCCAACGATTAAACTTGGTGTAACATCAAATTGATTATTGGCAGCAGCAATTGCTAAAACACCATATTTATTGTTATTAAATAGTGGTCTATCAATTCTAGCTACAGCCGATGTAGTATAAGCTAAGTTTTTACCTAAAATTCTAACGATGAAAGATTTGTTTCCGCTATCATCTTGTTGGTATTTTTTCTCTGAAATTACAAATTGAACTTCAACTCCATTATTATAATTGATACGAATAATATCGCCTGGACGAACTAAAGAAAATTGTTCATCGAATAAATTATTGTTGGTTACAGATGAAGGGGGTGTAAATTGGATGATATCATCGCCACTGACGATGCTATCTACTGGACTACTACTAACTCCGTTATTTAATAAGAAGGCAATAGCTGGAGTTGGTGGGATTAGTGATTGACCATATCCATCTGCCATTAAACTAGAAGATCTAGAGTTTCTAGAAATACCACTAGCATACAAATTTTGAATTCTAGTTCCTAACAATAAAATATTAGAACTATCGATGTAATCCGCAAAAAGTTGCAAATCATCATTGTTTTGAGGAATAGTAACGAATCTACTTGTATTTAAAAAGATACCACTGGCAGTATGTCCGTAGTTATTAGCATACACCGATCCGTTGTTAGTGGTAATATTTTTAATAACACCGAATGGAGAACCGTCCGCCCATTGATGAGCTAGTAACTCATTATTGATATCGTTGATAAGAGCATAAGATTGAGTATTATCTCTAAGTACTCTAAGATTATTACTGAGAAATTGAGATGAGTTTTCACTAACATCAATTTGATTTAAACTGTGTCTATATAGCGCTCCGATCAAATGTGGTTCTAATTTTACACCACTAGCGGAGACCCAACCAAGAGCTACATTGACATCACCAGACAAATCTCTAATATAGTTAAATAAATCTTGAGTCCTATAATCTAATTTAAGTTTTGATTCTGGAATTTGTGCAAAACTGGCAATCTGATCTTCAGTGATTGGTAAAGTAACTAAACCCAGACTGGCAATTGCTGATGGTATGATTCTGCCAGCGGGATCCAGAGAAACTCCCAAACGCTCGGCAAGTGAATTAGTTGTTCCTTGTGCATTTAGTCCAATATTTTGCTCGATGGCAAAAATAGCATCACGTTGAGCATCCAAAGCCACAGCGCCCAATTGCGTAATGTCATTATTGACAAATGGCAAAGTTGTATCATCATCAAAAGCGTTAGGAAAATTACTCATTTATTCACCAAAATTATTTATTAATCGTTTGTCTTATCGCAGCAGCTTGCGATTCTTCAGGATCTACCGGAGCGTCTGGAGAACCAACCACCGTGGTAGTCGTAATTACTGGGGATGGTGCTACTACGGTTGTGGTAGTATCAGTAGCAGGTGTGACTGTTGTAGTAACAACAGGGGCGGGGGTTCCTGTTGTAGTAGTCACCACTTGTTGATAACTAGCTATTTTGCCAACCAAGAAAGATTTCATTACACGATAAACTAAACCAGATAACACGCCCGCAACTAAACCAAAAGCGATTCTTCCACTCAATGAAGTAATATTATCCGGGAAAGGATATTGTTTTGCCACAACGGCACAGACTACTCCCAAAATGGTTGGTAAAATTGGTAAAATCAAATTCGTCCATAAAGTATTCTCTCTCGCAAGTATCTTATTTGAATACATCGCATATTCAACGATTCTTTTAAGCATTTCAGTAATTGCAGCTAATCCAATACAGAAGAATAAAAACTGCCACCCAAAAAGGGTTGTAAGCATGGTATCCATCAAAAACTCCTTATAGGCATGCAAAAGAATTGGTATATTGCCTAATTATGGATATTATTTATGATTCTGCAAAAGAAGTTTTAATTCTGCCACTTCTCTAGACAATAATTCTACTTTTTCTGACAAAATCTTTTCTTTATTAGAAATTTCTTGAGTAGACTTAATGAGCAACGGAGTAAGTTTAGAATAATCAACTGACCATGGATGCGTTACTTCGTTATCTCCACCAACAAAAACAGCTTGCGGATATTCTTGATATAATTCTTGGGCTACAAATCCTTGTAATTTTTCCGTTTCGCCGATGAAATTAAAATCTCTTACTTGTAGTCTTTCTAATGTAGATAGACCACTAGTTGTATTTATAATGTTTTCTTTCAAACGTGCATCAGAACTAGTTAGATAAGAGGTGGTGCTGCCAGAACAAGTGATGCTTCCACAGGCACTAGATCCAATAAAAGAAACTAAGGTTCCGTTACCACCCAAATCAACATTCAATTTTCCAGAGCCTGCACTAATGGCTCCAATAGTAACATTGTCCAAAAATCCAAGGGTGCCGGCTGATGAAGAAATATATGGAGCTGAATGTGTAAAATACATAACTTCACAAAGAATATTTACTTCATTAGATGTACCTGTAATTTGATTTACTGTTTGATTAGTATTACTTCCACCTAAATCTCCACCGGCTGTAAAACTGCCGCCACCAGAAGCATTAATAACCATTCTAAAGTTAGCATTTGGTGGAGATCCTGAAGTACTATAGGTAAGAGAAACGTTTGAGCCGGCGACGAAATCAAGTGAGTTCATAGCTCCAACAGAGGCACCATCATTAACATATATTTGTGGACCTGGAGGATTTCCCCACGTTGTACTTCCGCCCGTTGAAGTCAATACTGTTCCAGAACTGCCAAGACTAGATAATCCAGTTCCACCGTTAGATGGTGAAAGCACTCCATTAACATAAGTTCCACCGGAGTTACTTAAATTAAGTGGCTGGCTAACATATTCAAAAGCAGATTGATTCCAATATAATCCATTTCCGGCAGTAAGAGAACCATTTGCTTGAACAGGAAATCCTCTGATACCTGTAACAGTAGTAACTCCTTGCGCAGAAGAAATGTCTCCTGATAAAGTATCCCATTCTGTAGTAGTTCCTGCTGTATTTGTAAATAATACTTGTCCAGGAGTACCTAATCCAACGCCTCCTGCGGCAATCCAAGAAAAGGTTCCAGAGCCAGCAGTATTCCAAGTAAGTTGAGAGCCGGTTCCTGTTGGAAGTGGTACGTTATTACCTCTAATGCCTGTAATGGTCAATTGTCCAGGCGTAGACATAGAATTACTAACGTCTCCACCAAGACTTGACCAAACAATATCAGTGCCAGTTGCATTAGACAAAGCAAATTGCCCGGCGCCGCCCACACTTGCAGTACCATCAATAGTGTGAGATGTAACATGAATAAATCCACTTCCACTAACCGATAATCCACCACCACCCGCCGCCGCAGGAGCCCAATTGGAACCGTTCCATGTTAAAACGTTTCCGGTAACTGGAGTAGGTGAAGATGGAGTTGGTCCCCAAATACTACCGCTCCATTGTAATAACTGTCCATTAATAGTTGGTGCCGTTGAGGAAACTGGATTACCTTGAAGTTTTACAACAGTTATTTTGCCGATAGTACTAGTTGAAGAAACAACATCTCCAGTTAGTGAAGTCCAATAACCATCAGTAGCAGAAGAATTAGTTAATAAATACTGTCCAGCAGTACCCAAATAAGCGGAAGTATCAAAAATACTGTTGGTAACATGAACTATACCAGTACCAGCAACACTTGGTCCACCACCACCGCCACTAACTGTTTGTGGAGTCCATGCTGCGCCGTTCCATCCAAGGACCTGGTTAATAGTCGGAGCTACCGTATTGATAGGTCTACCTTGTAATCCATCTACGATGATATTAGTGGCAGTTCCAGTAATATCTCCTGCTAACTGTACGATACCTGGAATAGAGGTGGTCGCGAAACTAGTACCAGTAGCTTCTGATAATTGTTTAATAGCCGCTTGTACAGTATCTGGCATTTGCCCGTTAATCGTAATGATTGGATTCATATCCAATTGATCGGCAGTATGTCTGAAATTGTCAAATCCTTCTGGATTCGTTCCCTCTAGATGTGCTTCAAAATCATATCGATCAGTCGCAATACGACCGACACCAAACTTAAAATTAGGTTTTTGGGGAGGAGGAGTAAATGGCATGATATTATACTTGATTATTAGTTTAAGGAAGAATGATGGAATGAGTATGACCCAATGCTTCCATTACTTGTCCATTAACTATTGGATGATTATGTCCTTGTGAAACCTGTGTTGTCTGATTAATTTGGGAAACAGCCATAATATTTTCATTTATCGTTATAGCATGTGAATGAGGAGGAATGCCCAAAACGAAACTGATACTTGTGTTGAGAGTACTTGGAAAATCAGAAGAATCCCTGAAGATTCTAATTTGATAAATAGGATCAAATTTTCTAACTCTAAACGTTTTCATAATTTGACCACCATCTAATCCAAGGATAGTATTATTTCTGGTGACACCAGCAACTTCATATCTAAATTCTTCATTACCATCTTGATCAAATAAAACTAAGATATCTCTCATCTTAATTGTTGGGACAGTTAAAGTCCAAAATTCCACTGGAAATTCAGATTCCATACCAGCTTCATATCTTTTTAAATTTTCCTCAGTTGGACTTGGTCTAACTAAAATTCTACCATCCGAGCGTCTTGGATTAAAATATTGATTATAACCGAAAACAAATTTAGTTCCGTAACATAACGGACATCGATCATCTGGATGCTCACTAGAAGGTAAATAACAAGAACAAGTTATTCCAGTTGACTCTCTCTTAATTAAAATGGCAGGCTTACCATCTATGGTTAATTTCATCTCTTGTCTTTGAGTATTCTGATCCTGCAAAGAGAATCCTCTAAGAATATTAAAATTACCATTAGCATCAATACAGCCCATTTCCCCGCCGATATAACTTCCAACACAAGTGCCATCTAGCAATTGAACTGGGTCGGTTCTATGATAACCTGCATAATCATAAGCTGGAAAAGTCACGTTTGCCGCATCTGACGCGCTCAAATCTGTTGATAATAAATCGGTTGTAACTTGATGATAGCCATCTAAAATGGTGAAGGCATAGTTGGGGTATTCAAAACGAGACTGGCAGGCATAAATTAAATCCCATCTATTATCTTCTCCAACAGTAAATAAAACTACCGCAGAGTTCCAGCAGTTAAGACCATCAAATCCAGAAACAGTGTGTAATCTTGGAGTGGTGTTATTGTAACCGCGACCACCATTAATAGAAGTTCCTCCAGCTACTTGAACGGTAAATGAGTCGCCAGAAACAAATGAATAACCAGATACCTCAGAGATAGAAAAACTTAAAATTCCATTAGAAACAATTGATCCATTAACTGACCAAATATTATAATCTCCATAACCGTCTACAATGTTACCGGAAATAGATCCAATAGTCTCAAATTGAGCTGTGCCAGGGATCGGGTGATTATTATTATCTCTTTGTACAAAAATACATCGAATAATCCAGATCTGAGCGGGAGAAGAAGTGTCAACTAAAGTCAAATTATTTATAAATCCCGACCCAATATTGAATGGTGAAGGTAAATAATAATATGAATTACTTTGTTGTACTAGATAACCGTCAGTAGCGGATGAGCTTGGAACTATCACATTATTATTTGTAGTGTCTACTGATGTATATTGAATTAATTCAACTCCAACTTTAATTACTCCCGTATTTGGAAATCCTTCAACATCTAACAATGGAATTAGTGTATCTGTGGCACTAATATCCGCTCGTAATAAACTGGATGGATAAAATCGTAAATTATCATAAGCAACCGGTAGTTGAGTTAAATCAAAAATAGCAGGATCATACTCTACTGGAACCACGCTGACAAAATACATTTGTCCAGGTATTAGTCCTATTAGGTTAGCATGTAAAATCTCTTCATCCAGAGAAACATATTTAACCCCATCAGTATAAACATTTTCTTTAATAGTTGAATAATAAATATGATAAGCTATTTTAGTATTAGCTAATGAATGTTCAGCAACGTACCAAGATACACTGATAGTGTATCCGTCGCCTAAACTGTCGACCTTATTAGTACCAACATTAACTGGATTTGGATAAAAAACCATATCATTATTCGAATTTATTGGTAGTCTTATACTTTAGACATGAGAGTTTCTTTTTTATTTTCAAACTCTTTTTTCGAATCAATGTCATGGTGTTCTAGCAAATCATCGACATAAGTTTCGGCTTCTTCTTTACCAAATTGATCAGCAATGTACTGAATTTGATTTTGGAAACCTTCTTGCTCGTATGGGTTATCTAAATAACTACCTTCATCAGAACTCTTGGTAGGTTTAGTTCCAGTAGTTTGTTGTAGCCAATGAGTCATCTCATGCACACCATAAGAAAAATCCTCAAAAAAATCTCCATCCATTAATAGCTTATAATTATAAATAATAACACCATGATCAGTCTTGGCTGACACATCTAATGGACCAAAGCGCATGGGAATTAAATCGATTTCAGCGATATCGACACCATATTCTTTAAACATCTCTTGGACTATTCCATCTTTCTTTAAATAGTCGCGCATTTTTTTAATCATGCGATTTAAAGATTGATAAGGTAGTTTCTTGACTTGAGATAGGGTGAGTTTTTCTTTTTTCGAAGCCATATAGTTATGGTCAATTATTAGTCATAATTTCATATCTTGACAGGCGGTACAACCGTACTTAGGATGTAGACGATGGCATTTTTAGGAATTAGAATCAATCAGGATGTCGGGCGCTTATTAGCCGGGATCGATGTACCAGGCACAAAAGAAGGCGCCTCGGAATTTCATATTACCATTCTTTGTTTTGAAGAAAATTGGCCAATTAGTGAAATATCCAAAGCTTTAGAATCTACCTACGATATCGTTTCTAAAATTAAACCTTTTTTGGTTAAAACGAAAAAGATATCTTGTTTTCCCAAACATGGAGAAAATCCAGTAGCTATCATTGCCAAGATAGAGTCTGATGATCTCCATGATTTGCAAGAAAAATTGGCTAAAGAATTTGAAAAATGTGGAATAGAGTTTTCTAAGAGATTTAAAAGCTATAAACCACACATTACTCTTTCTTATGCTGATGAAGAAATTGACGATTGCGAAATTGATCCTGTGGAATTCTCGGTTCAAGATTTAGTCCTATGGGGTGGCGATCATGGAGATGACCGTATCTTCATTACTTTTCCTCTTAAAGGACCTGAGAAACAGAAACACGCTTTATTGCTTCAGAAAATAGAGATGTTTGAGAAGATAGCTAACAATCCTCCTCAAGATTGTTTAACGCAATCCTATGAGAGACGAGCTAAAGAACGCTGATATATTCAGCGATATGAACCGTATTAAAAATCTTATTGATAAAATTTACAATGAAAGTTTGCCTGAAGATGAAATAATTTGGACAGCACTTCCTAAAGAATTGCGATGGTCTTGGACTAACACTAGAACATCGGAAACGTGGTATCTTAAACTGTCCGATGTTCTAACGTCAGTTAATAGAAATGATCCTGACGGTATTGTTCTAATGAATTTTTTAAATGGTACTAAAGGCGCTTTCGAAGCCAAAAACGAATTGGGTAGGTTAGAAAAACTAAAAGTCTTTTGGTAATAATCAATCTAAAGGTTTGACAGTTATAGTACAGCCATTTGGTGGTAAAACAATATTAATTGGCTATGGATGCTTTTCTGGTTTAATAGTTGGTTTTATATATTGAACAAAAAACTTCAATCCATGAGCTAAAACTACCAAGACAATTTTATGCTAATCAGTTTTGATAATTTCAAAAATATTCATCATATAAGTCTTCTAGCTCTCAAATGACGTAATCTTGCCCATGCTGGATTCATTCCACTGTTCATGGAGAAAACTCCCAAACCCTTTGGATTTGGACGTAAAGATGCCTTAATCATCTTTAACTTTTCACCGTATACTGTTAATAAAGCAGCAGCTTGAGTTTGCATTAATTCAGATACAGTTGGTGGATTAAAATTTAGACCGTTATCAGTTAGAGTGAATTCACGACCACGTTCGATTAGAGCCTTTGAACCCAAAGAATAGATAGTGGCACCTTCAACCAGAATTTCTCCAAATTGTTTAACAAACATATCATCATCAAAATCAAAAGAAGTAAAAAATGGGACTTGATTGAAATCCCAAAGAGCTGTAGCTAAAAAGGTTACTAACATATCAACAGAAAAAATATCACAATCTACATAAGTGACATTTCCATAACCATCGCTACTTTTGGCTTTACCACCACTGTTAAGTCTAGCTCTTAAAGATTTGATAAGTTTGTTGATGTTTTTAACAGCACATTGTGAATAGTCGAAGCCAGGATCATCTCCTAGATGAGCATAACCGTCAGTATTGATTCCTGGAGTTTGGGTATGATAGACAATAAATTCAAAATTACTTTGAAGTCTAAGTCCATTAATAAATCCAACCCAGATATCATTATAAACACCGTAGGGTCCGTTAATAGGGACGGTAAAGATATAAGAATACTTGCCGACGCCAATTTGGCTGACTCCGGCTGAAGTTGGAGATAGGCACACCAATCCACTTGGCTGAACAATAGAAATTGTTGGATAGGAATCCGTATTGATGGGATTACCCGATGGATCTCTAAATTGTACTGTTAAATTAACTTGATCTGTAACATCAATTAATTCGCCGCGTGCTTTGATGACCATATCGCCTCCCTATTTATACTTTATTATTAGTGGCAATTTACGAATATACCCACATATAATAGATAATTATGAAACCTCCTGCGCCCTCTTTTTGGTTAACCAATATTTCTGATAGAAATGTTAGTTTATCCGATCTAAATTTAACCATTAATGCATTCACTTCTGTGAATTTATTGGATAAAAAGCATTATAAATATACTTTAGAACAATTAGAGAAATCAGTTAAAGAAGGTTCCGTTTTTAAAAAAAGGAATAAGATTGTCAAACGCAATTTGGCGCCGGAACAAACTAAAAAATATAATATCTCTATAAATAAAGAAGAGGTTATTCCTTCTAGAGAAAGATCGTTGTTTACTATTAAAGAAACAAATTATGATGAACTTAACGTTTCAGATGAACAATTTGCTAAAGATAACATAGAAATTGTTACTCTAGACGAGAAGCCTCTTTTGAAAAAGATATAATTATGTCACACAATCCATCCAACTCTAATACTGCTGTTGCCGAAAAAATAGAAACACCCGATCTAGATATCGATGAGACGATTCATCAGGATTATAAAAAATTAAATGAAAAATGTGATAAAGTTATTACTAAAATAAAAAATAGAAAAGAAAATAAACCTTCTTCTATTAGATAACGAGACTTTATGTCCGACAAAATTTCTAACATCAATGATACTATTAAGAAAAAGGACCTAGAATTAATTTTAGAGGTTAATAGGAAAGCTATTGAAATTGAAACGGATGTAGTCGAGCAAAATGAAGAAATAATGGACACTCTAACCAAAATTAATAGAGCTTTGGAAGAACACGATAGAAAATTGGACAAAGTCACTAAACACGTTGAAGAAACATCCAAAGATGTTTTCAAAATTCAAGTATTATTTGTAACTGGACTATTATCTTTGATTGTTCAGATAATTACCATCTTTATTAAAAAATAAAACTATTTAGTTTTTCAAAACGGCGACTTCTACTGCTTTTGGATCGCCTCTGACATTGACTCCTAAGCCAAAAGAAACCTTTTGACCTTTATACAACGTCTTGAATCCTTCACAAGAAATATCAGAGAAGTGAACGAAGAGATCTTTTTGTTTGACCCCATCCTTATCCCATCCAATAAAACCAAAGCCTCTCTTGGGATCGAACCACAATACCTCGCCTACATATTTATTATCTTCATTCATTTGTATTCCCTTTATATCTAATAAACTCTTCAGGTAACTTATTACTTTTTGTTAAATTACAGTGTTCGCATGATGGTCTTATATTTTCTAAAGTATGCGGACCAGCTTTAGATAATGGTATATAGTGATCAATATGCGAAAATAATCCACCACAATAAAAACATTTATCACCATACTTATTTTTAATATCTTGGGTGGCAAAATTTTCAATAACAGACGTTTTCTTTTGAGCTAATCTTTTATTAGCATACATCTGATATTGTTCAGGATGATCTTTTTTATATTGAGATACTCTAGCCTTCACCTCATCTTTATTTATTTCATACCAAATATGCCGTCTCTTGAGATGATCTAATTTATTATCAGCGATATATTTTTTCTTTTGTTCATAAAGTTCTTGTTTGTTTATTTGATTATATTCCTTCAAATAGGCTTTATAATAATTTGCATGCTCTTTTTTATATTTTATGTCCTGTTGTCTTTTACATAATTTACATTCAGTAGCTCTGCCATCTTTTTTAGATTTGTTTTTATGAAACTCATTAATATCTTTATCAACTTTGCACTTACTACATATTTTCATTTATTTGTCTTTGCAAACCAATTGACCGTTAACGTACAATTCTCCGCCGCCGCCTAAGAGTCGGTACATTTCAACAACTCCTAATTTACCCATATCCAATCTTTCTTTTTCGTTTGAACAAGTACGCATCAATTTATCGTACTTAACAAATAACAACAACATATCGTGTTCGCATCCCAAACCACGAGCCAAATTTAATAATCTTTTGCGATATTCTTTCTCTCCCAAAACCTTATCACTCAATTGATTTGGATCGGTTCCATCTATCTTCACATCACCCGTTCCACTAAGGTCTCTGAGAAAAGTTTTATCGATATTGCTATTAGAACTCATTGGGTCTTTCCTATCTTAAACGATTTATTACTAAATTGAACGTATGGAGTATCAATTCCCTCTATATTCCTTTTACCATCTAATTCATAAATCAATGTACGCTGATTAGGCAGCCTGGTAGACGGATAAACTCCAATAATTTTTAGCCTTCCACTATGGGTCAAACCATGACAATTAGCACACAAAATAGCTAAATTGAAATTATGATTGGTAGTATTAACTTCCGTTCTTTCAATAATATGGTGCAATTGTAGTAGATTTGGGTCTTCGACGGTGCATGATTCAATTTCACATTTATTTTTAATTAGCTTGCTTTTCTTCATGCTCTTACTATATCATATTATTATACTTAATTAAATAGAAGTTGGATTTTCATAACGGCTTAAGTTAATACTTGACCGTCTTGTCCGGAACCATAGGTCACGGCTTGAACCGGATTACCTTGAATTTTTATAACATTACCGTCAGCAGTAGTTCCAGATAGATCTCCGCTTAAATTTTGTGGAGCTTGATTATCAATTGGTAATACACCTGTAACATTCTCTTCTACATTAACAAGAATAGGTTGAGGATTACCGCTATCAGTTGCAGCGGATAGAAGATCTAGTGGTGATAAAATTTGAGATGCCATTAACCACCTGCCGTTACACTATACAATCCAAAAGGAGCATTTACTACCACTTCAGTAATTGTTTGCTGTAATGCTAACGTAGTAGGATGATACCAATATCCATCTACTATATACGTGCCAACAGCAGCAGCACCAGATGGCAATACAAAGGACAAAACATACAAACCTGTATCCAATTTGTTCATAACAGCCGGAAAAGCAGTATTCAGTGAAAAATCAGGATTAATTACTCTGGCTATGACGGGAGCACCATCTAGACCCGAAGAAGAAAAATCATATCCATCAGCTCGATAGCCATCTAAGTTAAAAACTTGCTGAACTATGGTTACCGTTTGACCCGGCATATACGACAACACATTTGACATTATTGTCCCCTTATTATCGTATGCCCCACGCTGTTACCGTAACAGTCGCCGGTCCTCCAGAGCCAGATTTTAATCTAAACCAAATACAAGAAACTTGTCTATTCAAAAAAGTCATAATTCTAGTTGTACTCGTAGATGTTCCATCCAATTGTCCGTGGACTGTGGTTCCATTGAATGAATACTCTACTATTTCACTACTAGTTTCATTGGTAAAAATAACCCCATAACTTGGGAAAGTAATAACCATATCAGGCTGATAGCCATCTATCGTGTTACCACCAAATGCAGTTGCCGTAATAGATTCAGATTGGTAGAAATTAAAATCTCTACCATTAGTAATGTATCCGACATTTGGAAAATTGTTAGTTGTCATAAATGATGGCTCCTGTACATATTATGTAGAAATATTACATTATACATTGTACTTATATTTAGCATCAGCATAGCCCTTTTCCATCATTTCTTTAATCTTCTCTGGTCTGAAATCCAATAGATCTTCAATTAAATTATAATCTGGTCTTAATATATTTAATTTAACATATTTATAATCTGATAATCCGGCTTGAGCTAATACATTGTGCATTTGCACTTTTTCAATATCATTTGCCATGATTTTATCAGTTGATAAATCTAAAGATCTCTTCAAAATATCAACGGTATTGGGATTTTCAATAAAATGTTTTATTCTAGTTTGAGGGGAAGTAATGATAACATCAATTTCATCTGCACCCATTTCCATCGCCTTTTTAATAGGAGAAATTTCTTTTACTCCGCCATCACTCCAAAGTTGTCCTAAAAACTCTACTGGAGTTAGCATCCCAGGAAAAGATGCAGAGGCGATAACAGCTTCAACAAAATGATCTGAACTTTGATCAAAAATAGTGTATTTTCCAGAACTCAACGAAACGGTTCCTACATTAACCTTTTTACCACTATTTCTAATTTTCTCTAAATCAATTCCGTTTTTTAATAGATTATATAAAGGAGAACTATCATAAAAGCTTTTCTTCCATAAAGCATGCCAGCGACCAAAAGGCTCCCAACGCTTATAGATTTTAGAGGTGTCTAATTGAGACCATAAATGAGCTAATAGGTCAGAAGATTCTTTTTCTAATCCAGTATGAAACATGGATAAATAAGCACAATTGATGGCGCCGACAGAAACACCACAGAAAACATCGTAGACGACATTAAGCTCACCCAAAATGTGTTTGAGTGCTCCAGCTTGATAAGCCCCTTTTGATCCGCCGCCTGATAGGACCAATGCTTTCATCATTTCTCCTGACGCTAATTACCTGCTTATAAACAATATACCTAATTATTTCATGTTCTAAGGTAGAAAATGAAAAATCCGGCAATTTTCATTACCGGATTTCATTTATTTATTATTTGCAATTAACTTAGACTGCGTAGTATGGAACCTTAACGTTTGTTCCATTAAGATTCATTACAAAGAATCCTACTGGATTAGAAGGTAAGGTTGCAGAACCAGCAGTAGCTACGTTGGTAGAAACCACATTAAGAGCTAATGCGCCGGTACTATCTACACTATCATAGCTAAATTGAGCAACTACGGTACTATTAGCAACCATTGTTGTAGCAGATGCAGCTTGAATACTGTTACAGTTAAGTGCCATACCGCCTTGCATATCTACGTTAGCTCCACCAGCTTTCATAGTTAAACCGCCGCCACCAACGATTTGAGATCCCTGCAAATCAACTTGTCCAGGAGACAATAAACAAACAGTTTGTTCACTAGCATATGGACCAATCTTAATGTACATATGAGAGGTTGGAGAAGTGCTATCCATGGCATGACCCATTACAGCGTGTTGTTCTACGCTTGCAGTACCGTTCCAGTAAGATGCAACTAAACGATGCTCTGGAGCATTGGTTAAGGTTGTTCCAGAAGTAGAGTGAGCGGCAATTTGATTTACTTGACCACTACCAAATACTTCGAAACAATCTACACCATAATTAGGTTGTGTAATTCTAATCTGTACGTTACCCTCATGAGAGTTATCATATTTAGAAATAGTTAAAGCATTGGCTGGTACTCCAGTGGCTACGAACATACCGTAGTTTGGAACAGTTGCTTGTGCCCATAATGCATTAAACATAATTGCATTAGAAAGACCGGCAATTTGAACGTCAGCCAAGAAACCAGTGGTGTTATTTGCCCAAGAAGCAGACTCGTAACCAATACCACCAGTTCCAAAATGAGCTACGTAATGAGCATCACCAGCTCCAAGATGATTGACTTTAGTAAAAGAACCGCCAACACCATTTTGGCTAGCATCAATTTCACCATAGATGCCGTAAACCATTTGAGAAGTTGCATGGTTCATCTTCATATAGATGGCGCTAGATTCTAAATCACCGCCTAATGGTTGTGTAGTAATACTGTGAGTATATCTAACAGTATTTGGACCGTAAGGATTTGGAATAATATTAGTTATACTAAAATTACCAAACTCAGCTCCCTTTCCATTAGGACCAATAGCAAGTCCCATTTGATCGGTTCCAATTTTATAAAAACCTAACTTAGTTTCGCTGTTGAAAGCAATTGATGGAGCAGTTACTGTTCCATCGCATGCAAGTAAATTTGTACAAGCCATATATTTCCCCTATTTTTATAATGTTTGCTTACACTTTTTGCTTAAGCATTAATAGCAAGATATGCACATACATCCGGACGCAGAATAGATTTTAGAATGGGACTTCAACCCATGACATACTGAACACAACTTTGGGTGCTGTACCTGCTCCTGCAACCGCTTCTAAACTTAACGAACATCCCGGAAGAATCACATACTTACCTTCTGTTTGATCGGACAATTCGAATGGCTGAAAAACAGACGTTGCCAACATCGGCGTCAAAGTCCAAATAGGTTTAACAACAGTTGGTGCAGCCGGCAAAGTAGAGCTAGTAAACGCAGTTCCTTGAGCTGTAGCAGAGCTACCAATTAAAGTGGGAGCTGGTGTGATGCTGGTGCCTGTTACCGCCGCTGCTGCTGGATTGGTATTAGCACACAGATAAACAGTTCCGGATCCAAGTGTTCCAGAAACGTAACTCATACGCATTTCAAGAACTACCAAATTTTTAGTTGAAGTTTTAGGGTTGTAAAGAGTGAAGGCTCCGGCAGTACCAATCGTAGTGCCATGAGTTACACCTGCTGTAGACGTTGTAGCTTCAAACACAGTAGCATTAATTGCAGTGTGATATAGATCGCCATATACATCAGGTGGTGTTACGGCGTTTTTGCAAATGGCTGTAACATAAACACCCGTGAATGTTGGACTTGCAGTTCCACCAATTGTCCAAGATACTTGAACAACTCCAGAGCTAACCATTGGTAAAGCAATTACCTGGGTCCCAATAGCCGTAATTGCTTTTCCCACAATGCTGCTTCTAAGTACCGTAGCTTTGTCGCCAGGATCTACTTCTTGCATCGTAAAAGTTAACGTTGGACTGGTTCCGGTTGGAGCGTTTTTAACATTGATGAACAGATAAACGGTTCCATCTCCAATACCCAATAAATTAGATTGACTGTTAGAGTTAACAGTAGCGTTAATCATAACTGGCTGCGTATTAGGTCCATCAGAAACATATAAACTATCATCAGAAGATAATTGGATATAGCCAGCTACACCTGATGGATTAGCGGCTCCAATCATAACGGGGTTACCAGAAACAGCATCTCCAATAGCTGTAGTTCCAATAACGGTAGCATTTAAATTGGCAGCAGTAGCTTGAACAACTGCAAAATTTCCTGAACCTGCATTTGCCGTTACAGTTCCTGAAACTGGTTGAGTAACTGCTGAGCCATCAACACGTAAAGCTCCGGCTGTTGTTAAGCTAAGTGGATCTGTTTTTCCTGTTGAATATGATGGAGCAGAAGTTGTAACAGCGCCCTGGATAAGAGGTCCTGTTTGACCAGATGTTGTCGAGGCTTGAGCGACTAAAATTCCATTAACTGATGTATCGAGAGCAAGACCATTGGTAGTACCAATATTAGCAGTTAAAGTTCCACCAACAGGTACGACGGTTCCACTTGCAACTCCTTGAATAGAAACTACACCACCAGCGGGTGTTCCGGCTGTTCCAGCACCAACTGCAACTGTTCTACCAGAAGTATCTAGTGTAATAAATCTGGAATTAGTTCCATCAGAACCGGCAATCATTAATGCTGATGTGCCAGCAGGAATAGCTGAACCATTAGAAACAGACATTTCCTGTCCATTAACATCATATAATATTACATTGGGTGACTCTGATCCCATTAAACTTCCTTATTGATTAAGTTCTTCTATAATATCTGAAATCATGCCCATTATCATATCACATTTAAAAACAAACCCACCTGCGGAATTAAGCATCGCAGGTGGGTTATTTTAATTATTTATTGATGAAACTTTATTCAATCAATTATGGGGTAAGTTCGGTTACTAGAGCGTTTCCAGATACACCGTTTGCCCAAACTGCATCAATTTCTCCGGTATAATCATTTGGAACTTCCCAATAAGAACCAGTGATAAGTAAGATAGAGTAACTAGAAGTACTTGCAGTAGTTCCTAACTTAATGTACATGTTCTTGTTGGTACCGTTGTAAATAGAAGCGAACACTCTGCTTGTATTAGAGGCAAGAATAACTGTGTTTGTAGTTGCACCAGCAACGGAGGTAACAGCCGAAGTTGTAGCCTTGTTAGTAGTA